ATACGCGCAAATCACAAAGGTTGTGGCGCAGTAATGAACAAGCGTAGGAAGAAGACGCTGTACGTACAAGGTAATAGGCCATGACAACATCTGGAACAACAGCATTTGATATGGACTTCACGGAGATCGCTGAAGAAGCTTGGGAACGTGCGGGTCGTGAAATGCGTTCTGGGTATGACTTACGCACCGCTAGACGCTCTATGAACCTGATGACCATTGAGTGGCAGAATCGTGGCATCAATATGTGGACGATTGACGAAGGCACTGTGACGATGGTCAAGGGCACAAGTCAGTATGATTTGCCTGCCGATACCATTGACCTGTTAGAACAAGTCATACGAACAAACAGTGGAAACACTACTACGCAGTCTGATCTGACCATAAGTCGTATTAGCGTCAGCACATACGCATCCATACCTAACAAGTTAACAGAAGGCAGGCCGATTCAGGTTTACGTAGAACGTCTTAGAGACAATCCTAAGATCAACGTGTGGCCTGTACCTGACAAAAACGACGAGTACATATTCAAGTATTACCGTATGCGACGTATACAGGACGCGGGTACCGGCGTAGAGACCGCCGATATGAACTTCAGGTTCTTTCCGTGTCTGGTCGCTGGACTGGCGTACTACATATCTATGAAAGAACCAGAGCTTATGGCACGGGTACCTATGCTAAAAGACGCTTACGAAGAGCAGTTTGCTTTGGCGGCTGGAGAAGATAGGGATAAGACCGCTGCACGCTTTGTGCCGCGCATCAGCTATGTCTAATAGGTTTGCATCCACTAAAAGAGCCATTGCTGAATGTGACATTTGTGGGTTTCAGTATAAGCTACGTGAGTTAAAGAATTTAATACGCAAAGGGCGTGATACAAACTTAAAGGCGTGTCCCACCTGTTGGAACCCCGGTCAGCCGCAGCTAAAGCTAGGCGAGTTTCCAGTAGACGACCCGCAAGCCATACGCGACCCAAGACCTGATAGGAGTTTAGGGGTAGCAGGGGCTAATAGCAGTAGGCAGATACAGTGGGGATGGAACCCTGTAGGCGCAGGTGATGACCCCTTTGGGCTAACTCCTAACGATTTAGTAGCAACAGGGCAAGTCGGAACAGTAACAGTGACAACAACTTAGAGAATAGCTATGAAAAAAGATAGTAAAATCAAAGAAGTAAAAGATGCACCTAAGCCTGATATGAAGGGCGTTAAGACCACTGGAATCAAAGTTCGTGGTACAGGCGCTGCTACAAAAGGACTTATGGCTCGCGGCCCTATGGCGTAAAACATGAACTATACCGAGCTAAAAACAAATATTGAGGACATTTGTGAGCTTACGTTCACAGATGACCAGCTCGCTATGTTCACGAAACAGGCGGAACAGAAGATATACAATGCTGTGCAGATACCCGCACTGCGTAAAAATGTTACTGGCACCATGACATCCAGTAACGTGTATCTGTCAGTCCCTACTGATTTTTTGTACGTATACAGCCTAGCGGTCATAGACGGTAGTGGTAACTACACGTTCCTACTAAACAAGGACGTTAACTTCATACGTGAGGCGTATTCCACCAGCACAGCAACGGGAGTACCTAAGCACTACGCTATATTCAACGATGACGCGTTTATTCTTGGGCCTACACCCAACAGTAATTACTCAACAGAGCTTCATTACGGCTACTATCCTGAGTCTATTGTTACCGCTAGCACCACCTATCTTGGCGATGAGTTTGATTCTGCGCTACTAAACGGTGCCCTAGTAGAAGCTATACGGTTTATGAAGGGTGAGCCTGATATGATTGCGCTTTACGATAAGATGTACGTATCAGCTATGTCGTTACTCAAGGTACTGGGTGACGGTAAGTTACGTTCTGACACGTATCGTTCTGGGCAAGCTAGGCTAACGGTGCAGTAAGAAGTTATATGTTGCTACAAACTCCGCAAATAGAAGTAGGTAATGTTTTCGTTGCCACTACAGAAAACAAAGGGCATGACCCTGAGTTCTGGGCGCAAGCCGCCGCAGGTAGGATCGTTAGCGTAGGTAGCAGTTGTCACCCCGTGATAGCGCAACAAGCGGAAGCGTTCAAGGAAGCAGTCAGAGCCACGGCTTTGCACTACATAAAAGAAGCAATAAAGAGCGATAGGACAACACTTATTGCAGAACTAGAACGTCAAGGTCATAAAGACATGGCAGACATAATTAGGAGTCTATAATGGCTATATCTACAGCTATGTGCACGTCTTTCAAGCAAGAAATACTTGTTGGCACGCATAATTTTACTGCCACTTCTGGCAATACGTTCAAGCTAGCTTTGTACACAAGTTCGGCTTCCTTGGGCGCAAGCACCACTGCGTATTCAACATCTAACGAAGTGTCTGGTACAGGATATACAGCGGCAGGTGCAGCGTTAACCAGCGTTACCCCGGTTGCTAGTGGAACAACAGCTTTGTGCGACTTTTCTGACCTTACATTCAGTTCAAGCACTATCACTGCAAACGGTGCGCTTATATACAACGACACACAATCAGATAAAGCTGTTTGTACGTTAGCTTTTGGTGGCGATAAGACCTCAACTGCGGGTGATTTTACGATCCAGTTCCCGACAGCAGATGCGTCTAACGCGATCATCCGTATTGCATAGCGAGTAATATGTGGCGGTTGTTAATGGCTGGGGACGCGGTGCTTGGGGTGACCTTGGATGGGGCGAAGGCTCTATTCCAGTTACTGTTACGGGCGTTGCAGGCACTGGCGCAGTCACAACAGTCACCGTCTCAGCAGATGCAAATGTCTCTGTCACAGGCGTTTCTGCAACAGGGGCAGTCGGGTCGGTCACAGTCTCAGCGGGCGCAAATGTCTCCGTTACGGGCGTTGCTGGAACTTCTGCGCTCGGCAGCATATCACTCGTTACGAGCAACATCATATCCGTTACGGGTGTTGCAGGCACTGGCGCGGTTACAACAACTACCGTTTCCGCAGGGGCTAGTGTATCGCCAACGGGTGTCGCAGGTACGGGGGCGGTTGGGTCAGTTACGCCGACAGCAGGTGCGAATGTATCGCCCACGGGCGTTGCGGGCACTGGCGCGGTCACTACAGTCAGTATTGCTCTGGGCCAAACGATTGTCCCAACGGGTGTCGCGGGCACAGGGGCGGCTGGGGATGTAACAGTTGCCGACGCCGTTATTGGCGTTACGGGAGTATCTGCAACAGGTATAGTTAACATTGTTAATGTTTGGGGCTTAGTAGATGATAGCCAGACGCCAAATTACTCAACTATATCAACGAGTCAAACACCGAGTTGGACTGCTATAACAGATAGTCAAACTCCAAATTGGGAAGAGGTAGCTTAAATGGCAACTTATGTTAATGACCTGCGTTTAAAAGAAATCGCTACAGGCGATGAATCAGGAACGTGGGGATCTAGTACGAATACAAATTTAGAGCTGATTGCAGAGGCATTTAGTTTTGGCACCGAAGCTATTACGACGAATGCTGATACTCATACTACTACTATCGCTGACGGGTCTACTGATCCGGGCCGCAGTCTCTTCCTCAAATATACTGGCACTCTTGATTCAACTTGCACCATCACTATAGGGCCAAACACGGTCAGCAAGCTCTGGTTTATTGAGAACGCAACCAGTGGATCGCAGAGCATCATTATCAGCCAAGGCTCTGGCGCAAACATCACCATACTGAATGGTCAGACCAAAGCGATTTACAGCGACGGGGCTGGATCAGGCGCTGCGATGGTTGATGCGTTTACTGATCTATCTGTTCCATCGTTCTTTGTGTCAGGCGATTTGGATGTAGATGGCACCACCAACCTTGACGCTGTAGACGTAGACGGCGCTGTAAACTTTGCAGCAGACGTAACCTTTGCAGATGGTGCAGACATCATCACCGCATCCGCAGGCACATCCAACGTCCGTGTCGGTGTCAACGCAGGTAACTCCATCACTTCTGGCGGCAACTATAATGTGGTTGTGGGCGACGAAGCGGGTACTGCAATTACTACGGGTGATAAAAACGTAGCGGTTGGATACGGTGCTTTAGACCTAGAAGACACTGGCACAGACTCTGTTGCAATTGGATATAACGCACTTACCGCACAAAACAATGATGCTGCAAATTATAACGTAGCAGTCGGCTCTAGCGCAGGGGCGGCAATCACGACAGGAACTGAAAATACCCTCCTTGGGGGTCTGGCAGGCACGGCTCTGACAACGGGGATTCGTAGCGTTTTATTGGGCTACCAAGCTGGCGATGCGCTGACCGAAGGGCAAGAAAATATTGCTGTAGGTAAATCTGCTTTGAGCGCAGACACCTTGGGCAGTCGTGCAACGGCTATCGGCAAAAGTGCGTTATCAAGCCAAAACTTCACAACAGCCACTCAAAACTACAATGTTGCAGTTGGCTATGAAGCAGGAAAGGGTGTCACCACGGGAGTTAGCAACACCCTTATTGGTGGTCTGGCAGGTGATGCGATTACGACAGGGATACGTCATACAGCTTTAGGTCAAGGATCTTTAAGCGCAGAAACAACAGGTAGAGCGGCAGTTGCAGTTGGTTTTAACGCATTAGCTACTTTAAATGTAGGCAGTAATCTAGAAAGTTACAATGTAGCTGTGGGTAGTGAAGCCGGTACATCAATGACTGTTGGGCTTAGAAATACCCTGCTCGGAGGTCTTGCTGGCGATGCACTTACAGACGCTGATGACAACATTGCTGTTGGGCAAGCAGCTTTAGGCGCAGATACGTTAGGAAGTAAGTCCGTAGCTATCGGCAGAGCAGCTTTAGGCGCACAAAATTTCACAACGGCGACTGATACTTACAACGTAGCTGTTGGTTTTAGTGCAGGTACAGCAGTCACCACGGGAATTTATAACGTCCTAATCGGGGGTCTAGCTGGGGATGCTTTGACTACTGGCAATAATAACGTAGCCATTGGATTAAATGCTCTGACCAGCGATACCAAAGGTGATCAATCTGTAGCCATTGGTAATGATGCGCTCAACGCTCAAAACTTCACTACGAATACAGACGCCTACAATGTTGCGGTAGGTAAAAGCGCAGGGGCGTCAGTCACCACGGGAGTTCAGAACACCTTGTTGGGGGGTCTTGCTGGAGATGCTCTTACTGACGCTGACTTTAACGTAGCTATAGGCACAGATGCTTTAGCTGCTGACACTTTAGGAAGTAGATCAATCGCTATTGGCAGAAGGGCTTTACACGCTCAAAACTTCACAACGGCGACTGATACTTACAATGTAGCAGTGGGGTTTGAAGCAGGTAACGACGTCACCACGGGAACTTTCAACACCCTCATCGGTGGTTTAGCTGGTGATGCTCTTACTGATGCAGACTTTAATGTTGCAGTCGGAAAAAGCGCATTAACCACAGAAACACTGGGTAGCAGAAGTACAGCTATAGGAACGTCAGCGTTATCAAATCAAAACTTCACAACGGCTACGGAGTCTCTCAATACCGCTGTAGGATTTGAAGCTGGTGGCGCAGTCACC